TCGTACCTGGAATTACTGTGGTGTTTGCTGCTGGAATCTCATTTGCATCTTTTGAATCATCTGCACAAGAAGTTGATGAGTTAGGCACACGTCTAACTGTTTTGGAATCTCGAAAGGATGTGAGTGTCGGTAAGCAAGAGGTTGTCGATGTTAAGATTGAAGGCATTGAGAAACGTCTTGAGAAGATGGAAGATATTGTTCAAAAGATGTTGGAGAACCAACAGCAACAAGCAATCAACATTGCCCAAATCTGCCAAGCCACCAACGCCAACTGTAGTTCGTAACATGCGCCCATTTCTCCTTGATTATGTCGAGTCTCTTGGTCACACCGTTTTTGAGTCAGGTGAATACAACCTGAACATCATCGGTATTCGCAGCCGCAATCACAAGGCCAATAGCTTTGATGATCGCATGTGTGTGGTGTTTAAAGACGAACAAGGCTGGATCACCCGTACATGGGAATGTACTACTGAGCCTGGTAGTTATTGGTTGGAAAATCCCTCTCGGGTTGAGGGAACTGCTATCCTTGTACCTGGACAATATCGGTCAGTTTGGAAGATCGACAAGCACCAGGGGAAGTATGATGCGCTCTGCCAAAGGAACGGTACGGTCAAGACTTACCGGGACAGCAATAAAGACGACGTTGTTGATCTTGATGTACAGTCTATTACTGAAGGCTATTATGGCATCAATATCCACAAAGCTGGATCAGCGTCTACGCAAGTAGACAAGTGGTCTGCTGGTTGCCAGGTATTCAGTCACAGCAAAGACTTCGAAGAGTTTATGTCCATTTGCTATGCCGCACGCGAAAAGTGGGGAAACTCGTTTACCTATACCCTGATTGACGAACCGGAGTTCTGATGGAGGCGTTGGTCGATTCACTATTGGCCGATGGTCACCTCGGGGTTTTTGCTGCTTTTCTGATTTTTCAGTTTGTCACTATGCAAAAACGGCTCGACAAATTGGTTGCAGGGTTTCAAGAGCAACTTGATACGTTACGGAAAGAGTATAACGAGCGATCAGAAAAGATGCGTGAGCGGTATGATAAAGTAATTCAAGAGTATCGAGATCGAGAAGATGATCAATCGAAAGACTTTTTGATCACTCGTACAAAAGTACACAACGATATCGTCGCAAAGCTTGATCGTATTTTGGATCGAAACAAGTAGGTTTATATGGAATGCGTCGTAAAAGAAGGCTCAGATTGCAAGCTTGAATTGGGCTCATCAATACGAATTTACGACACGAAACCTGTTGAGAAGGAGACTAAACCTATGTCACAAGAAACTAAAGTAGAGGATGCTGCCCCTGCACCAGAACCGGCACCTGCACCTGCACCTGCACCAGAACCGGCACCCGCACCTACGCCAGTCGAAACTGTAGCTACGCCGGCTGCTGTTAGTGAACTTGTCGAATCAGTTGGCGTTTCCCAAGACATTACAGCCGCTGCGGACGCTGCCAAGGCTTTGGGTGGAGACTATGCGCCGATGGTTGCTATTGCTCTCGCTGGTATGGCGGTGGCCGGTGGATCGAAGGCTTGGAACTTTTACCGTGAGCGTGCAGAGCAAAAGCATGAGCAGGAGATGCAAAAGCTAAAGATGGAGGCTCAATCTCAAGGCATGGAGGGAGAACAGCCACCACCTTGTCAGGCTGCGAGCGCAAAGATGCAAGCAGAGGTAGATGCACTCAAGTCTAAGATTAGCTCTATCGAAAAGAAAACTTCGATGATCTCTTCTGACTTTGATGGCGAGGATGTAGAACGTCAAATCAAGCGCATGAAGAAGCGTATTGATGAACTGTTTGAGATCACCGAACAAAAATGATTGTCGTTACGCTGGTTTTCTTGGGCACTTTTGTGGTGCTACCAGCAGGACTTAGTTTTGTTTCTGATGGTGACTTTGGCGCTCAATCAAAGAAAAAACCACCAACGGAAGAGGTAGCTGTCGAAGAACCTGTTCCTGATCCCGATCCTGTCTTTGTTGCCAGGTTAAAAGCTACAAAGAAAACTGTAGTCACGTTAGTCCCTGTGTGCTCCGATGAAGGATCAGAGGGGCGGCTACGCACTGCCAGCATTGACTTCTTAGAGCAAGTAGAAGGTTTGCCAGAAGAAACAGTCTTTGAAGTGCAAGACTGCGGCGATGAAGGTATGGTCGATATTCAAATCATCGAGACAATAGAAAAAGACCCATCCAAGCCGTGACACCTGAATGAGTCGAGTTCGAACCCACGAGTAAACGTCAATCTTAGACCATCCAAGATTAACTATGAATCAACACCAATGAAGGTGGGATCAAGCAACATTTAACAGATACAGTTAAGTATGTAAAACTTGACCCCCCACCCGGTAGGAATCGCCCATTTCATGCCCCGAAATGGGATTAGGCGACGTGGGTGGGGGGCCAAGGGGATGTTTAGGCTTTCTTGACTGGTGCTGCACCTTGAGTGGGTGCGATGGCATCATTAAACATATCAAGAACCCTGCTAAGACCTTCAGGTGGACCATCATCGCGAGCGATGACCTTTACGTCATACTTGGCGCTGTTGTCGCTGCTACGGGTGTTCTCGCTGTGATTAGCAACAGAACCGTGTACAGTCACTTCGCAAGAGAAGAGACCTGCATTGTATTTAGCCTTGGCTGTAAGGTCAGCCTTACTATCCGAAGTTTGCTTGCTCGATGTCGATGACTTCACTTCCATTGTGAAGCGTACTTCGGCTTCTTTGACCGATAGAGCAGGCGTATTGATGATGGCCAGCAGTGGAACCTGAAGATCCACTTTTTCCATCGTCGTGTTTCCGGCAGCGTCTTGTACGGGCTTGTTGAACGAAAAGTCCACAGTCCGTGCGGCCATGTTGCCCTTACCGTCATCATTCAAACCGACATCTTTGATGAAGTCACTGGATGCCTTAGCAAGCAGTGTTTGTGCGTTACACGCTGCCTTTAGTGGTCCACCAATGAGTTGTTCCATTGGAAGTCCACCAAACTGTGATGACATTTGTACGAGGCCGGAATCTGCCATGATGCTCTCCTATGGAAGCAGTTTGATTAGTTGATCGTCGATTCTTGCATAACCTTCAGGTGGCTCACTGCCCTTGAAAATCAGCTTTACTTTAGCAGCATTGCTCTCTTTTTTGAACCATGATGGCGTATTTGCACATGGCCTCACCATCAGCTTGCCTTTTTTCTGGTCTGCAGTCAGACCTGCGATCTCCACAGACATTTCAACTTCGAGCGTATCCACTCGTAAGCTCTGACCAGTGGTGAGCGATTGCAGCGGGACTGGTATGCTTTTTCGTACCAGAACTCCATTTTCCCACATTGGGATTTCCATGACGACCATGCGAGGTACATATATGTGTCTTCCGTCGTCATCTGTGACCGGTTCTCCATTGTCATCAACCTTACGTTCCCAAAATTCTTCGCTTTTAATCGAATCGAGTTCATGGCGCTCTGCAATATCTGTCGCCGCTATAACCGCAGACTGTATGGAATGTACAATGTCGTCTAATGAATGATCAGGCATAATGTCTCCAAGTTATAATGTTATTTTTTGAAATTATAAATTCGATACAAAATCTTTGGCTTCTTGCTCGGTATTAAAAACATCCAAAGGATGTTTACTTGTGTCTGCAACCCAAGCTCCAGATTCAATTCCCAGTTCTTCCAATGCAATTTCGTCGATCTGCCATTTCGCTGGAAATACAAACCAATCTACATCACCTTCATCCCATTCAAACCAATCGACAATCGCTTTTGGCTTTTCATCTTTCTGCATATTTGTTCCTTCATAAATGAGGCATCTATTCAACCACCCACATGCCTCCCTGCTGGGCCAAAGAAAGCCATGACACTTTCCATCATTAGGGAATTGCGCGGCACCGACAAAAGTAAAGTGGAAAATGAAAAAAAACTGGGGCGGTTGGACTTGAACCAACAACCTTCGGAGTAACAACCCGATGCACCTACCAGTGGCGCCTCACCCCACTACTTTTTTTTCAGACCGTAGTTGTCCCTTGCCCAACCATCTCCCTTCAACGTGAAGTTGGTTGCACAAATCGTTCTCTTCATTTCGTTTGGTTCTTCACCATCAGGAGAACAAGCCCGACAATGAGGGCTTGGATCTCCAAAGGCTTGTAGAACTTCTCTTACGTTGCCGCAAAACTTGCAAACAAATCGATATAGCGGCATCGTTTGATTAATCTTCGAATACTACTGGTGCAGGCTCTGACTTCGTTGCAGCAACCTTTGCAGGCACTGGAGCTTCTTTTTGCTCAACCACATTTGATGACATTGCTACCACCAGTTGTTTGATCAAATCTTTCAACTCACCATCGTCAGTTTTCTTGTTTGCCAGTGCTGATACCAACTCATCTGGAAGCGGGCTGGTCTGCACGTTGACTGTCGTTGTTACTGGAGCACCGTTTCGATAAACCAAGTCGTCTTGGTTATCAAGATCTACAAACTTCACGATGAAGTAGATTCGCTCAATCTTAGAAGCGTCGTAGTCGATTTTCACATCATAATCGATGACTGCCCACTCACCGTTTGGTTGTGAGTTTTTGATTGTCTTGAGCATTCCCACAATACTGTTGGAAACAATGTTGTTCCAGCCTTCAGCGGTCACCTTGCCTTGAAGTTGGTGAAGGCACCATGAACAGTCACCAAGACGAGTTCTGAAGTCTTTGCATGCCTTTGCTTTTTTGCTTGGGATTTTTTGTGATGTCACAACTTCATTAAGGATATTCAAAAGAGAAGATGTTTGATTGATGAATACTTTGTTGGTTCCAGAATCCAGGCTTTCTGGTTTTCCAAGAAATGGGTTGCGGGCTTTCTCTGCTTCGTCAAAAAGACTCATTACTTAACTCCTGATCTACTTACGCGATCTGTTTTTTGATTTTGAAATAACTCTAAGGTTTTTCTTTCTGTTATCAGTTGGGTTTCCGTTTTTGTGGTCAACGTCTTTCCCGTCACCTTTTTTTACTTTCCCAACCATTTCCATAATACGACGTGCTGCATTTCGACCAGCACGTCGTTTTTTTTGTTCTGGATTGCCGTGATATTCACGGTACTCTTTTTTGTAATCTCTGGCCAAAATAACTCCTATCGATGCTATTTAGGGTCCTCATCTTGATTGGTAGAAACTGCAACATCTTTGAGTTTACTATCATCAACTAACATATCAACTTGTTCTTCCAACAGATTCAAAGTTGTATCTTCTTCGATTTGTGAATTCATATCAACGATGTTTAAATCTTCCGATGGAGCATCTTGCATGCATCTGAGTTGGCTCGACGCTTTTCGATATCGGCCTTGCGAATGACAACAAAGTCCTTCGATCCGTTTTGATAATGGGCAACGACGTAAACAGCACTCAGCGTTTCCCAAGATTGCTCGGCATCAAGATCAGGAACATGTGTCAATACAGGCTCAGTGCCTTCTACAACTCGAAACTCATCGGTTTCAAAAACAGCCTTAGTGCGGAGCCGTACACCGTTTCGTGCTGCGAGTTTTGCAAACCCACGGTGTGATACTTGCCATTGTAGGTTCTTTCCTCTTGGAAGTAGGTACACGTCAGGCAGTGGCCCACCTGGCATCAAACCAGTCATTGCTGAAAGGGCTACAGCCTGTGCTACTGATGCAGGGTCACATGAATACAAACGATCATTTGTTTGTGCTGCTTGACGAAAGGCCAGGGCTACTTGTCCTGCGGCGTTTGCTCCTGACTCTGTACCCATCATAGTTTGAAGAAAGTCAGCAGCTTTTGTCTCGACGATAGATCGAAACTGATTGGCTGGATGAATTGCATTTTTGGACATTACTTGTCTCCTGTGTATTGGAACCTAAAGGTTCGTGTTGGTTCGCTCTGTTTTGTGTATTGCTTTGCGAGATCTGGATGATCATCTTCGAAGCTTGCTCTATCAAATCGACTTCTTGGTTTGGATTCCGACCAGATGGCTACACCCGAGATACCGTAAGAAGTTCCAATCATTTCTTTGATTTGGTTTTCTAAATGCTTCTTTTTCTTTTCAATATCAGCGTACTGTGCCTTCACTTCTTTGAGTTGTTCTGCCAGTTCAATATGTGTTTGTATTGGCTCGATAAACTCTTTGCTTTCTTGTCTGAATAGCTTTGCAAGAGCCTTAGAGCAGGCGTTTGAGCCGTCTACCTCTGGGGGCTTGCCCTGCTCGATGTGTTTGATGTACCAGTCGCGAGCAAACCCAACAATCTTTTCTTCGAGCTTGGTGTCCCTATGAATCTTGTATGAACGGTACTCATCAGAGATGGTAGCAAAGGCTGCTAGATCACATCGATCATCATCGGTGACGGCCATCTGCCATATGCATTGTGCTGCATAGTATGGAGGAACATTGCTGCTGTTTGAGTTTCCCCATCGATGATCAAACTTTCGAGTTGATTTAATCTCAAGAAGCCACGCTTCATCATCAGCCGAAACAAAGAAATCAGGTCGAGCATGCATCCATGACTCTGGACCAATGATTGGGTCGGCCTCGTATTCTGGACCCTTTTTAATGATCACATTGTTCAGTTGAGCATAGTGAGCACCGATGGCTGGTTCCAAGATGTGTCCTCTGGCTGTTGCTGCCGTGCTTGAAGACTGTGTGAGCCCATGCATTCTGGACCATACATCCCATGGGCTACTCCATGGCGAAAGGCCAAGGATGGCGCTAATGCTGCTGCTTCCGATAGTTGGTGTTTGTGTTTCCATGTGTTTCCTGTTGTCTGCACATTGATCCTATTTGTGCTATTGAGTGATGTCAATACCATCACTTTAATGCGTACATACACTTTGATGCGGACATATTCTGACCGGAGATTTAAAATGGACATTAGAACTTTTCGCGAAAGCCACCCTGAAAGAAGTACACGCTTTGCTTTTTGCCATTGGATCAACGAAAAGCTGGAGCCCATGTCTCTTCACATTTCAGTTCCATATTTGCGTGATCTTGAATCAGGTCGATCAATACCGTCATTGCCTCTGGCAATCGCAGTCGAAGATATTTCCAACAAAACTGTTCGAGTTCGAGATTGGTTGGGCTTGGCAAAGAGAATGAAAGACTAAGCCTCTGCTGGTTCAGTTTGTTTTGAAGCATGCATCCAAGCCGCAAAAGCTTGAGCAAGCGCAAACTCGACATTCAAGACTCGGTGTAGTTGTTCTGTGTCTTGACCTGTACAGACCAACTCACCATCGTCGTCATAGATGTTCCATCCGTTTCTTTGTTCAACAATGGACCAACCAACTGGTAGTTTTTCAATGATCCTCATCATGTCAGCTACACCCAATTCTTGAGTATAGACGATTTCTTTTTCGAGCCAATCCGCGCATCGATCCAATATCATCAACACAATCAATAACGATCGGATCTTTTTTAAGCGGGTGTGGGCGCATGACTCGACCAATCCTCTGCTGAATTCTTCCAAGAGCTTTCGTCGGAGTCGTGAGAACAACGGTGTCGAGTGACGGAAGATCGAGACCTTCATCTGCAACAGTTGTCGCACAAACAACTTGTATTTTCCGTTGGTCTGCACTCTCTAAAACCTCTTGTCTTTGTTTCTTGGTCATTTTTCCTACCAGTGGTTGTGCTTCGATTCCATAAGATCTAAGCACTTCGGCCATCTTGATGCAATGGTCTACGCGATCGGAAAGAACGAGTATCTGCCGCCCATTGTCACAAGCATTGATAACCCTCTTTATAATCACATCATTACGATCATCATCATTGGTCATCTTACTGATAAGCTTTGACCAATCCACTCTGCTTGATGGACCCATCCAGTTAGTGAACAACCACTCTATTTTGGGTGGCAAGACATGTCCGCTTCTCGCAAGTTGCGCGTTGGTAATCTCGTAGACGCTTTGTCCAAAGTGCCACCACAGTATGTCGGTCAAACCGTCTGGACGGTCGGGTGTAGCCGTTAAGCCAAGCCGATAGCGTGCAGGCATAGAAAACATAACAGAACAAAACGTATTCGCAGGTACATGATGTGCCTCATCAACAATACATAGACCAAACTGCTTACCGAACTTGTACCTTTCATTGAAACTCATCCTTTCAAGGGTTTGGAACGTTGCTACAACAATACGTCCAGAGTCATCCTTTTTACCCGCCCCATACTGTGTAGCCTTCAGCGCAAGCATGCTTTTACATCGATTGATCCATTGAACAGCAAGATCGTTGGTGTGAACAAGAATCAAGCACTTTGTGTCGAACATTGTTGTTGATGCAAGGCCGATGGCAGTCTTGCCTGCTCCACAGGGTGCGATGATCACACCGTTGCCATCATTTTTAATCCAAGAGTCCATGGCATCTTGTTGATAATCACGCAGTTTGAACTCTTCGTTTAGCGTAATCTTTTCTGCCTCTGGTGCTGTTCGTACATCGACGTAGTCGGTAATCCCAATGCTTGTGGCTGCATGTCTTGGAATCGACAAACCTCCACCCCATGGATGGTCATACGGGATCTTGTGACATGCGTTGATGTACTGGTCAGGCACTGCAATGTACTTGCCCTGCTTACGCATGCCGATCGCCATCTTGTATTCAGGGTTGACCAACTTGAATCTATTCAAAATGCTTGCTTCATATTCGTATCCAGGCTCAAGGAACAATCCTCCACCCAGTGCTGCTTTACTCATCATGCTTCCTTACTTTTCATCTTTAGTATTTCACTCTTCGCCCAAATATATTTACGTTTTCCACCCAATGTCATACGCCTCTTTTCATACTTCATCTCTCTTAGAATCTCTGCGATACGCATCTCATCTCGTCTATTCATTCGGCCACGCTCAATCTTCAGGGCCTCTTCCATGATCAAAGTCATGGTCACATGCCCACGTTGAAGCATGAGATAGTTGGCGATTGGTTCAAGCCAAGGATCATCCTGACGATAGATCTTGCTTGAATCATGTCGTGCGGTGTCTGTCTCTTTGTCCAGATACCAAGTCTCCCCATTCTTGAATGCAACGATGGCTTCAGCCCATAGTTGATCGCGATTCTCTTTGATCCAAGGCAATCGAACTTCGTTGACCTTGATTGGCCAATAGCGTCGAGAACCTGTCATGTCGTTGATGAACTGAGATTCGTTAGTGGTTCCAGCAAAAACTACATGACGCTTTACTGTAATCGCATGGCGACCGTATGCTGGCCTGTAGTTATCTTCTTGGGCACTCAGGAATGCTTTGGTAGCACTGTTCGCTGATCGACGAACAGAGTCCAACTCAGCCACCTCATATATCCATGCTCTCTGAATCTGAGAGTATGAGTTTGGCGATCCAATATCCAATGGTGTGTCGGCAAAAAAGCTTTCAGTTGCCAAGGTGCGAAACAATGTGCTTTTACCTGCACCCTGGGAACCAGCAAGAATCAATACACAGTCTGCTTTGCAACCTGGTTTGTATGCTCTCGCTATGGCCTGAATCATCCACTTTTCAGCCATCGTCCTGTTGAGCTTTGTATCTTCGCAGTCTGTAGCTTCTACAATCCATGAGTGAAGTCGGTTGATGCCATCCCATTCAATCGAATCCAGCCATTCAATAAGCGGGTTGCGTTTGTTCTCTTCACCGATCAACTGAACGGTAGCACTGATTGCAGCCTCACCGTACTCAAGACCGTATGCCCTTGAAACCCACAAGCCGATGCGGGTGTCATCAGTATCTCGGTAATCCCGATCATCAATCTTGAGAGTGTTGCTAAAGGCATTCAACCAGATCCGGCCACGCCATCTTCTGTCACGTCGAAGAATAATGTACAGGTTGTTTTTGTTCTTACGGTATCGTCCTGTAGGCTGACCCTCTCGATCTAAATATTGATCCATCAAATCAGTAATCTGACCGTCACAGTCGTGCTCGCTCAAGCGTTCTTCAGTATCTGAAGGCTCATTGATACAGTTTTCGTTTTGTGCACGATCAAGTAGGTCCGAGAGTTGCACGTTGTTTTTGATGATTACCTCATCCAAGTCTGCCATTTAGCCCTCCAGCGGCAGTCGGTACGTGGCGTGCTCTGGAAGCTGGTCGCAGATTAAAGCTGCGTACTCATCTCCCTGATCGTCAGTGTCAGTGCCAATAAATATTTTTGTGTTGTTGGGAATAGGAATTTGCGAAATAGATTTGAAAGAACCAGATGTTCCAGAAACGATTGCCAATCGAATCGATTCTCTATGAGCTTGCTCACAAGCCCTCATAAAATCAGTAATGCCTTCACATATTAAGAATCCATGTACGTCCGGTACAGTGTTTCCTCTCATCATATGGATTGCGATTTCATTTGCCATCAACAATCCTGATGCTTCGAAACCGAGCGGCCAACGTGTTTTTGGTGACTTATCGTTTTTTCCAGCAATGCTTCGACAATGGATGCTTGCAAACTTTCCATTCATTTCAAAAACAGGCGCAACAATCCTGTACTTGGCGCCCCATTGATGAGGCCACCAATCTGGATATCGATGCTCTATTGGATTGGGTAGCACACGAACACACTTTGTTTGATCGAGAATAAGCGGTGAAAACCTTCTCGACACCAACCACTCATTAAGTGGTTCGCTCCATTTTGGAGCATCGTGGATGGCTTCTTCAAAGGTTTTAGTAGCTTCCCAAAGTCCTTTCAATTCGTCAAATGGGGGCCTGTGTGGTCCAGCCAGTTTTGGTGTATTCACCACCGGTCGCTTTGAAGGATCAGGCTGTATGTGTGCAGCTACACCAGAAGGTGTGCAGTATCCCTTCTCCGCAAACCAATCACGGACCACAGAGCACTCTTCTTTTGTTAGATCTCGAATCGGTCTTTGAAAAAAATGGTAGCCCATAAAGTCCACCACATCGCCCTTGGCTCCGCACTGATAGCACTGCCAACCAATTTCATCTCTATTGAAACCAACTGGGCCTCTGCGTCGATCGCTGCGGCTTCTATGTACAAGGCCACATGCAGGACATGGTTTGATCGACTGACCTGTCAGAACTTCGTAGTCGAATGATTTTGCGATTGATGTAAGACTGGCTCTCTTTGCATATTGTATCCACACTGTTGGGCTCCTGATTGAATGATGGCTCCCTAAAGGCCGCACCAGTTTCCTGATGCGGCCAGTCAGGAGCCCACGTTGAAGGGGATCAATCCTTCACGGGCTTTTGCCATGTAGCAGGCGCTATGCGCCTGTACAACTATGTTTTGGTTTTTTCGATGACGCCTTCTATTTTGTTCTTCCGATCATCGATGATGCTGTAGTAAGTCTTAAAATCAGGGGTCAAAGTGATCACCACTCGAACGCCTGTCTTGACGTACAGATTGTTTATCCAGACACACAAGGTGTCCAGGGTAGGTGGTGACACCCTACGCTTGAGGATGTCTCTCAGCCGGTTTCGACTTGTACCATATATGTTCGCTGTTCGAGTCAAGTTACCTTTAGCTAAACCATTTATAGAGTTTGTCATCTTGTAAATGATTTCATAGGTATCTACTTTTTCCTTGAACTTGAAACTACTTTCTTTGGCTGACATTTATAATCCGTTGCAAAAAGCGGGGGCCACCCTCCCGCTTAAAGGTGGCCCCCTGGCAGTTTTTAGGCCACCTCTTCCCCTTCCCCAAGGGACTCGGTGTCATCATCAACTACCAAAGTGGGAACCCGCACTGGCTCAACCAACATGGCTGAGAAAGTAATGTTCCCGTCTTTTTGAATCTTCGGAAGCTTTGAGAAAAGTTCCCGATCGATCAGGGCAAGCGCATCACCAACGCCTGACTCTTTGAGCAGTTCCGTCTTGGAGTCTTTGCCCATTTCAAGAGAGTCTTTGATTGCGTCAGCCAGAAGCCGTGCCGTTTGTGGTCCGGTAAATCCAGACCGTTTCAGTAGCAGGGCCATGGCAACCTTCCATGGAATCTGGCTGGTCCCTTTGCTTTCAAAGGCTTTGCCCCGCTTGAGTTTACCAGCGACCCTGACGACAAGGTCGATGTCTACTTCTTGGCCGCTTGGAAAATCCTTGCGTGCGCTATCGATTTCTTTCTTGCTCAATGCCTTGGTGATTGCAAGGACTTCTTCGTGTGTGAAGTTGCTCATAGTCTCTCCAATGTTGATTAGATCATCTCACTTGCTGGAAACCATCGGACCTTTCTTTCGCCATCGTGTGACACTCTGGCTTTCTCCAGTCCTTGGCTTCTGAGTATTTTCGCTACTTTCATTTCTACTAAGCGTTGATTGTTTTCGTACCCAACGGGGTCCACCTCCATTGATATTGCTTTGGTTGTGATGCTGAAGTTGTTTGCTGATGGCTGGTTGTTTTCAAGCCATGCTTGTACCTTTCGATACAACTCATCTGACGAGTCAACACCGAAGGTCAAAGATGGTTTGATGATTTGCGAACAGGCCATGATGCCTGCTCTCAACTCTTCATTTGTGACTGCTACCTTCCAGTTCTTGGCCAAGTACACAGCAATCTCAGAAGAGTGATGTTCGGTCATTGGTTTACCATTGAAGTACAGTACCCCTTTGTGATTGTACTTGAACGCCCCGTTTAGCTTTGGATCTCCCTTCACTGCGAGAAAGACCTTGTATGCTCCACTGGCTTGGTCTATTGATTTTTTTAGATCTGACATTTAATGTCTCCATTTTTGCGCTTTCTTCAGCGCATGTGCGAATGTGTTGAATCAACTCTGGCAGGCTTAATGGCACTTGAAACCATACTTGTCTCGATGAATCCAGCGTTTGCCTTGAGCTTGCATACGATGTGAACTCGACCCTTATGGTTCTTCGGTGACTTGGGTGTCGCGATCTTTTGTTCTGCTTTACATCGATCAACATGTGGCTTGGAATGTCCAAACCTTTCAGCCTGGACAACAACAACGACCTGATGTCTGCGCGAGCGAAAGCACTACTGAAAACCAACTGTTCATTATGCTCATTGAGCACACGAAACGTAGCTGAAACAACTCTGGCGCAAGGCCCAACTACTTGACCGATGACTTTATCAGTTCCACCTATTATTTTAATAATCATCGTTTTTCTCTGTGCAAAAGTACAGTCATGGTGTGGTTGGTGTGCTCAATCCTGACGAGCAAAATCTGCCATTGTCTCTGCTAAGAAGATCCTATCTTTGTCTGTTGTTTTGCCTTGACGGCTTCTTTCAAAAAGATCTTGCCACCGCTTATGCTTTGGCTTTTCGGATGTTCCGCTGTTGCTCATGGTCCATTCAAGGGCAAAGTTGAAGCCTTGTGATGTACTTAAATCGATTCTGAAGTCACTTGGCCTTGCTCCTTGTATTCCATCTTTTGGCGTGTTGATTTTGATTTGATAGCCCCGACCTTGCTTAACGAATGAAAAGGGTCCATCACCCCAGCCGCGAACGACTGGGACAATGGGGATACCCTCTTCGAGCTTTACAAGTGGAATGATACTCAACCAATCCATCATTACTCATTACCCTCGAAGCTTCTTGCCAGATCTGCAAGCGCAGCCCAGTCTTTTTGTGGTCGACCAGTGCGAGGAAACATCTTCAGAGGAACTTTGTTCTTACGAAAACGAACGGCTCTACCAGAGCATGTTGATCGGCTAAGACCGGTTTGTGCTGCTACCTCATCAACGCTTGAAGAGGTTTGCCAGATCTCGATGAACTTCTCTGCTGAGATTCGATCCGGCTTCACATTATTAGTGTTTTTACGAAGTTTAGTTACCTTTCCCATTACATTCTCCTGTTATGGTATTTTCATTTTTAATCACTTGTCAGAGTATGTCAAGTGTGCTTGCTGTTGGTTCCATACTTTTCCGCAATCTCATGCAGTGAAGCAATGTGCTTTTCGTATGGACCAACGGCGATCTCTGATAGATCATCTACGACAGATCGCATCCGTATCATCGCCTGGTTTAACTTGCTCTTGTCGTCAGGAAGATAAATGTTTTCTTCCTGTTCTATGTATTCGATGGTTACCTGAGTTGTTTTAAGAACAGTCATTACCACCCTCAAAAAGTCAAGTTCGTTTTCGATTTTTCTTATTGAACATTTGTCGCAAAACTTATCTCCCATAGTCCCTCCTAATGGTTGTTTTCTCTTATTTGCTCTGTGTAAAGATCAAGAAGTGAATCCACCTCCCAATCCTCAAGGTCAACTTCTTTTCGGACATTGGTGTCTCTGAGATGTGCAGAGATCACTTCTATGTGCGGTCCAAGGCCGACCAGTGGTTCACTTGGGTAATACCTTCCAAAAACCTTTATGGTTTGTTCAGAAGCCACCTCGCCCGTTTCTTCATCCTCGATCTCTCGAATAAGATCGATGCATACATTTTGTGCAATCACAGGCAGCTTTACTGAGCCAAACCATTTCATTCATTCACCTCCCTTCTATTCATTCTATGACAGTTACAATCAGATTTTATCCAGTGTTTTGTTGTCCGGTTTGCTGTCGAAAAACAACTCCAGAGCTTGTTGAAAAACCGGGTCACTGTTGGGTGCCAAGCAGAACAAAGTCATCGATGAATGAAACTTCTTGGCATCGATAGGTCCGAATATACTTTCGGCAGTGCGATCCTTGTGCTGCATTACAGCACGGGTACACTCAACCAGTCTTGGACCCAATGTCTCATGCTTCATAAAGTCGATGGCATGATCAATGTCTGCAATCGAAAACCGTCTTGAGACTGGGCTTTGGTATATGCCTCTCAATGAAGGAAAGATGAACCACATCCAGTGCGTTTGTTTTTTCCCCTCATTCAGTTCGCTCAAGACTTGTCGCAACAGATCTTGGTCAACGGCACACTCGAATCTCGAAAGATCAAACGGCACTGTTATGTACTTGCTGTATCGCAGCTTGAACATCGAACCGTTTTAGATTTCGGACAAACGATTCGTTGTCGGAATACTGCTCGTTGATTTGTGGTCGCTCTCCATGAGCCTCGTTGAAGGCCAAGATGAACAGCCGCGCATCGCAATCTTCTTCGAGATACACGAACGAATCATCCATGTAGGACCAGTGTGTCACGTCATGTGCAAAGCCAAGCTCAAATATCATCAGGATTGGTACTTGAATCCATCCGTGTCCTGGGTCTGTGTGAATCGTGAACTCTTGTGCTTGTGTCATTTTACTCTCCCTGTTTTGTGTAGGTCACTTCTTCTTTGAATATTGGTTGAATCATGTCTCGAAACAGTTCGAAATCATTGTCCATGAATATTGTTTTCATTGATCCGTCCTTCATGAAACACATCCACTGAACTCGCCATTCAACCTCCAGTCGGTCACTGTGAGCGATTTCGTCGTGGAGAAACTGTTTTGCGACAACGTGTTTTCCATCTGGATGAAGCCGATTCAAAAATCGTTTGGATGGCGATCGGTTTCGGTGCTCAGAGTCTTTGGCCAACAATAAAAAGTTTGGTGTTGAAATACAGTTTCCGACTTTTGTTGCCATCACTCACCTCCTTTGGCTTTGGCGATTGCTGCCTGTGCTTTCATCTTGGCAAGCATCAGGTCATGGAAGTCAGAGTCCATTGCAGCAAGGAATGACTGCAATGCATCCAACAACTCTGGCGCTGCCTTGTACAAGCGGTAGCCATCATCACCCAATGCGAACCGTTGGTTGGCCTCTTCGCGTTCGTTCAAGTCTTTCTCGTATCGTTCGAGTATTTCATTCATCACTCACCTCCTTTGTGCTGTAGGGTGTTTGAACTCATGCCACTGAGCGAGTTGATTGATGAACTGAAGTCCAACATCAAACCGTTCAAGATCTTGTTGTTTGGCCCATCCCAACCAGCAGCATCC